ATGCTTTAAGAATATCATCTAACTCTTTAGGTCCAAGAGATCCAAATCCAGAATCCTCAACAGCTTCATTACGCAGAGTGTATCCCCACTTATTTAAAACTGGGTCGGTGCCAGCTTGACCCTGCCCGTACCCTTCCGCATTAACTAGGAAGCGGAATAAACTACCCAAGGGTTGCACATTATATGCGTCATTAACTCTAGCAGTGTACCTTCCCGTGTTTACTACTATTCGTCTTGCCGAAACCTCCGATAATGAAGGCTTTAAATCAGCAAACTCTTTTCTAGCAATATTTTTAATCTCTATAGGACCACCTGTTAGCTGATCCTTTAGCCATAAACAGTTTTCTTGCAACTGCCTAACTGGGATATTATCCACCTCGTAATAGTAAGGGTCATTAGCTTTAAAAACCCTAATAGGGTCTGAAAATCTATAAGCACTTTCAGAAAATAATACTTCTGCCATCAGTCTCTACTCCTTAAATCAAAGGTTCCTGCTGTACCTAAGCCATCCCCTCTATTTGTATTTGATATTGGATCTACTTCTCCACCCATTCTATCTATATTTACTGACCTAATTAAGGTAACTCTCTTAGGTCTCCCTGATTGTCCCAAGGAGAAGTTCTTTGCGTTTGCAAAAATGTTTGCAGCAAACTCATCTAATATAATTTGATCAGGGTTATCTTCAACAAACTCTTTGCAGTAGTAGAATCCTGATGTCGCAATAGGCAGAGCCGTTCCTCCTGGAGCATCGTGGAAATTTGGAATTGGTTTAAGTAAGCTTGGGTACGCAGAACTTACATCAACACCTCCTGCAATTTTAGATCTAGCTTGTAAGATTGACGAGAAATTATATCCTTGAGCATACATTTGGTAGGCCAAACCGTAAACAGCATCATTACTATCTGGATCTGTTCCAGAGGTTGGTGCAATGTACCCCGAAGGGCTGCTCATCAACAACTTACAGGCTGGGTCGGGAGCCACAAACAAACGGAAGGGACCATAATTTTCAAAGGTGCTTTTTCCGTATTTATAGGTCAAATTAGCTCCTCCAGGCTCCCTAAAGATAACGCCTAAGGCAGACCCATCATTTAGCTGAGGAGTGCCGCTGGAAGCAAAAACACGGTCAAATGGGCTGTTTAAAGAGTTGCCATAAACAATATTGTTACCTCCACCATCAAAGCTAAGATAGGCAAGAGCGTCAACGGGAGCTAACCCAAAAGCGTCTAGGACGCTGAGGTGGCCCGTGTCTGGTGTTCCTGATGGGGCTCCATAAGCAGCCTCAGGTGATAATCTTGTTCCATCATCGGGGGACGCGGCAGTTCCAGTTCCTTTGGAGGAGCCAGAAACATACACAGAACTAGGACCGTGATAGTGTGTGGATGATCCATCCATACCGCTAACAGTACAATAGGTTGCTGTCATTCGTGATGTGTTATCTAGGTTCCAAATGTTGAGATATCTAGAACCATCCATTCCTCCGTCAATGTCGTAATATAATCCACTACAAGCACCCATATGCCCATCACCGCCACCATTGTTTCCATATCCTGTTAAGAAGTGAACATTTTTAACCTTAACATTACTATTGTTTAACGCTCTAACACACATACCACCTAAAGTGTAACTACTAACAGTAACATTTGCAAAAGGATTAGCTATTCCATAATTGTAAGGAACAGCATCTCCTTGCTGGTTCCCTGGGAGGGTGTGTCCGTCTTCACCTGCCGTTCCACCAGTGGCTAATATTGCACTAGCAAATGTTGGAGGGTTTCGTGTTCCAGCGAGTACATTAGCGTTAGTGTGTGTGTTGTTACTTCCAATAACATTTGGGTTAGGGTAAAACTGCATAGACCCTGCTCTGGTGTAGGAAGAGGTGTTTAATGTAGAGGTATTGTAAATATAATTTGCTGGCTCTACAGACGCATTAGCTGCATAGTCACCAAGATCTTCCATAATAATATTTGAATTATTATTAGCAACCAAGCATCCCCTAAAAGCTTGAATTTCAATAGAAGTATGGTTGTGTATTCCAGAAAGCTCAAAACCACTTAAATCAAGGCTTCCATCCTTTAGCCTGTGTGGATTAAATTTTAATGTAGAACCGTTCTCCGCTAAACAACCAACCCCAAACCTAGCAACTACTGTAGGCCCGTTAAACTCTACAACAGAATTATCTCCTGCATAGACCCCTGCCGTGTGTTTTTGTTGGTGGTATGCTTTTGTTGAGTTTCCTGCCCCAGACGGACCAAGAATTACTGTAGCACTATTCCTGCTTCCCTGAAGCAGAGCTTTTGAATTACCTTTTACTGAGATAATATCTCCAAAGACTGCGTTGGAGCCAATATCACCACCCTGTCCGTTCCAATGAGAGTTTATCCTCTCTGCAAAAAGGTGAACAAATTTAGCAAAAGACCCATTTAGTACCTCAACTCCAGGAAGTTGTGCCCCTAAAACTCCACTAGTAGTTACCCCCATGGGGTGAACCATTCTTATATAACCAATAGAAGAGACAACAGAACTTGAAGAAAGGCCAGTTCTATCTAATCCACCATCCCCAGCATAGCTATGCTCTTGTGGCTTAAAAACACTTCCATTATCTAATACTAAATGCTGACCATTTCTATAAAAACTAGTTTGTGCCTTCAAGCCTCCGAATGGAGACTTTCCAGCCTGTGTGCTTGTGGCTGGGTAAGAGGTTATTGGCCTTAGGTTTTTATTGTAAACAAAGGTAGATTTATCTAGCTTTACCCCCTCAAACTGATTATGGTCAACAAAAATCTCATCAGTATATATCTTAGAATTGTCGGCTACCACACCACGATTGTTTCCATAAACATCAACCGCACCGCTTAAATCCAAGACCGAGTTATTCATTAAAACTCCATCCATAAAATTCAAGTGAGTTTGGAAGAAGGATGCACCAGAAGCCTGAGTGAAATCGTTCTCTTGTCTTGCGTGACCTCCCGTAATAGTAGAGTTATGCATAATAACACCATTAGCATTTCTACAAGAGTTTATAACCATATCTTGAATACTAACATCATTATTTTGTTGCATGTCCGAGCCAGACCCCGTAAAGGTTCCACTAAAGTTTAAGGTTGAATTTACAAGCTTAATTCCAGCGGAGTCTTTGTTTTCGTTAAGAGTTTTTGAGTAGTTTCTGTAAGCGAATAATCTTCTAGAGGTTGCAACTTCTGAGTTGTTAATCTGAATTCCAACTTTCTTACATCTTATAGCTCCACAGTTTTCTAAATGAATTCCATTAGAGTTATCAATTTCAATTCCAATATCTCTTGCTCGCTCTCCATCAACAATAAAGTTTCTAATGTATATTGGACCAGTGCAGTTTTGAACTTTTATTTTTTCTAAATAGTTTCCCGCCAGGAAACCAGTAACATGAGCTTCTGATGTTTGCTCTCCGTGCCCAAGTACAACCCCGGGTCTGGTAACTTCTGTTAAAGCTGCCGCTGTTGTTTGGGTTGCTGTTTCGGTGTCTCTAAGTAGGTCAAAGATTTCTATATCATGTGGGATATCAGCCGCTGCTCCCGTGTTTTCGTAGGTAGGAAGAAGCCAAGTATTAGCCGTAGCTCTCTTTGTTAATTCTGCATTTCTTTGTACGGTGACATACATAGATCTATCTTTTTGAGCGGAGGTCCATCCTCTAGCTGTTACCATGGAATACAATTTTGTTAATCTAGCATCATCCATGGCTGCACTTAAAACAACAGCGCAGGTATTAATACAGGATGCGTCAGACCACCCATTGCTGGCATCCAAAGAAGAGACCTCAAATAAAGCGTCTGTGTGAGAGGTGACTATAGTGGAAGAGGCACCATATAAATCGGTATAGTTTCTGTTAATAATTTCCAACGACCCTCCAGCAGTACAATGAATATCTCGTAAATGTAATTCATTAAGATTGCCGAAAGAGCCTACCTCAATAAGAGTAGGGTGTCTAATTACTTGAGGTAGTCCAGAAGCAGCAACATCTAACCTTTTAAAGGAATTTGGTTTTTCGTTAAACTCCCCCCTTTGCAAGGAACTAGAAACACTAAAGGCTACACCACCTATAGAAGACCCCTGCCAGCCCTCTCTTTCGAATAAATAATCAGATCTTGTTTTAAGTTCATTAATAGGAGTGTTTAAAGTGTCTGCTGTAAGAAGATCACGGGCTCCAAAGGTAGTTATAACAGGAAAGTGGCTACTTCCCCCTCTATTGCTTATTAGAATTTTCCCGTTGTAGTTTGGGTTGCCCTCCGTGGGGGACATAAACTTAGTAACATCGGTGTAGAAATCGTCTCTGTGGAATGCCATTTTATAAATTCAAAGTCCATCTAAATATTAAACCAAATGCGCTGGTTTTAGTAATGGCAGTAAAGTATTTATATGCCACCAAGATTGAAGTATTTTCAGCAAACCCCGCTGGATTTTTCATAAATAAACCTATCTCATCTAGGCTCATACTGTTTGCTGTATTTTCATCTAAAACTAAAGTGTAGCGAACTGAGTGGTCGCCAATCATAGTTCTACGAGTTTTGGGAATAATAGCGAAAGCCTTTTTTGAGTCTGATTGATTATTGGCATCATTAGAATCATAATAATAATGATTCCTTATCTCTAAGTTGGTTTCGCTACCATATTGAGCCCCCGTAAGCGAAGTAGACCCATCTCCCCCTAAAGCTCTAGTACCACTAACTGCTAATTCTGCCGTTCCACCTGTTCCCGCCTGAAACCTATCTACTGCATAATCAGTAATTCTTTGAGAGCCAACTCCACCAAACAACCTAGACAAGCCAGCGGCCATACCAGAGGTAATAACATTGTGGTCTTTATACACAACTTCTGCGGATCCAGAGGCATTTGCTGGATACTTCAGTACCTCAAAATCTCCTGTCATCTCTCTTTTTTTTTCTATTACATCCATCTTATTATATATACCCTCTACGGAATAAAGTTTATCGTCCAATATATGTCTAAACTTCCTGTGTGGACAGTTGGGACTCCTGCCAACAAGTTATCAGAAAAAGTTTTTACAGCATATAACCTGTACCTAACGGGATTTCTTAAGTAGAAAAACTTATTTCTAGCTCTTGTTTGTGTTAATTCTTTGTCTATAACCCACAACCCCATCTTATTTATACCACCATACAGATTACTTGCAATCATATCTGTTGAAGATAAGGAAAATAAATAGGTTACAGAACTTAGCGTTGTGGCATAAGTAATTAAGCCCTTACCTTTATCTTCCGTAGAAGATGATTGAATGTGCCTAATAAACCCAGCCATATCTCTATTTCTTCTTTCATCTAGCTCTGGAACAGCAGAGAGTCCGCTTTTATACGGTGCGGTTACCCCTTCTCCATAACTCGCGGGATTACCTGAGGTAATATCCTCAGGTCTATTAAACACCATGGCACTAGCTGTTCCACCAGAAGGGACGCTACATCCAACTTTAGAGGAGACCCTTAACAAAGCACTTACCGCTTGGTCACAAGATTTAGAAAATGCCGTTGTTGCTCCTCCTGCCTGTTTTATTTCAAAAAAAGCGTGTTCGGCTATTTGTTTAACATCGTTCCTATCGGAATCAGCATTTGTATTCCAAGCAGATACTTTACTTGGCTTCTCATGATCTATACCTTTGATGTAAGATAAGAAATACCACGGAGCAAAACTTACCGCTTTATTTTGTCCAGAATCCCTCTTCTTTAACTCCCTGAAAGCTTGATCAACACCAGCGGATACTACGGACAAAGAAATTCCTGTAGCGTCTAATATACTAGACACCCCAGAAACGATAGAGAGCGCAGCCCTCCTAATGTTTTTTGGCAACAGCGGCCCAGTAAAAGATTTAGAAACCAACCCAGTCGCATCTACTGTATGTGTAATATACGGTGCTGCGCTTGAAGTGTAATGATTTGGATTTTTATGCGCCAATTCATCAGGCTGTATGGCAAAAATAACATTGCTTGCAGTTAATATTGCACTAACATCTTCTAAACCGTTTGGGTCAAACACATGAGCATTCCCGCTAACACCTCCATAAACAATTCTTTCCTTTCCTAAAGACAGCGCAGCCATAGCGTAATTAGAAGCTTCAAAAGTAGGGTTAGTCCCTTTATGCCTACTTCCTGTACTGGTGGCGTAATCAGAAGAAGAGGCACCATAATAACTACCACTAATAATCTCTGCTATAGTTTTTGATGCACCTGTTAAAATTATATTACTTTCCTTGCAAACAAGTTCTCTCTTGTTTGTTTTATGGCAAGTGTAATATACTTCTACTTCTCCAAACATATTAATCTGTTAAATGAACGCTCCAGCTTTTTCCTTGTTTATTTTTAGGCGAGGGGTTATCACTAACGGCAGACACGGCTAAATCTAAAACCTTAGTAACTCCACCAAGTTCAAAGCCACCTGCTCCTGTTCCACCAGAACCATCACCCATAGTCATCCCTGCGGATATACCAGCTTTATGTTTTACAATCGTATACATATCTATTCTATCTAATGAAACTTGTGTTTTATCAGCATTTCCATAATGATCAGTAATAGGTAGCCAGTGATCATCTTGCCCGTCTTCTGGTTCATCCCACTGCTCTGCATCTCCTGTATAAAAGTCACCATTGTAAGTATAACTAATATTCTTCCAACCCTGGGATGTTGAATCAGGTCCCCCAGTCTGCTCAACCGTATCTAATCTTATAGCAGCCAATCTTTTTAGGTCTTTATTTATTATAGACACCCCATTAAGGATCATGAATTTATCTGGAGAAGTTTGGTTAGGATATTTTATTATTTCTACAATATATTGTGTAGCATCTGATATAATGGGGACGGCACCAATGGAGGGTGCAAATTGCTGCACAGTATTAAATTCTACAACACTTTCATTAAAATGCTCAGGTTCCAAAAGATCTAATACTTGTGGATTATCCTCAGATCTTTGTGGATCAATAGCACCTAAATTCTGAAGATTAAAGGATTGTTCTGACTGTGGCCTATCCACTTCTAGGAAATTAAAATTCCAACAAAAGGTTCCCAATACATCAGATTGTCTAAGTTTAACAATATCATGTAGCTGCCACACACCCCCCTCTTCGTCTCCAGGGACGCTTACCCAAGAAGCCATCCTACTCTCACCTCCATCAATATGAGATAAAGGTGCGGTGTGTATCCATACCCCAAACCTACCTCCTCCGTGCTTAAAACCACTTTCATTTGAGAACAAAGAGCTAACAGTTAGCTGGTGGTAGTCATTTGTTGCAAAACTATTAGCCGTTAGTCCAGCGTCTTTAAGAGTATTAGCTAAATCAAACCTAACCCGCAAATAAGCGTCAACTCCCTTCATCTTAAGCATTAGCTTTCCTATGGCAGGGTTGGATTCGCTTGCAATTTTTTCTGGGTCAATTTTAGCGACTTGGAAGTAGTTATTACGACCTACATTGTCTGGCATTACTAACTCAACTCCTCTTATGGCTCCTGGGTTTCTCCACTCTACAAAGCCAGTATCTTCTCCAGTAGCAAAAACTCCCATTGTGCCAGAAGGAGGAATAGGAAGTTGATCAGCACTTGATGCCCCCCATGTTCCTGATGAGTTATGTCCTGATATAGAGAAACACCCAGAGGCTATTCCATCACTTGTAAAGTGTCCTAACTTAGGGGAACTTGCATCAAAAGTATGCGTTAAGAAAGATGCAACGGTGTCTTCGTGAAATGCAGACCCATCAAACATAAAGGTTCCGTTGTAAAGCGTTGGTCCGAAAGTATGGGAAAAAATATTTAAACCAACAGGAGCATTAGCAGCACTCAGAGATAATAAATGCCCGTCGAACGGTGGACCAATAAATTTTTGATAATAAGTATCAAGAATCCCCCCAAATTGTTCGGAGGAATCAAACAACCACTGAGGAGTAATTTGGGAAGCATACGACTCTCCCACATAATTCCAACGATTTCTTGTTTCAAAATCAACTGGACCTAAATCATATAATGCCAAATCATTTGCTATTATCTTATCCCATATAAGCTTGTTTACTTTATACGCTAAATATCTATAATCTTTTAAGTTATCCCTATCCTCGTACCTATCATGGGCTGATGCTGCTGTTATAGGGTTAGATCCATCAGGCTTATTACCACCAGATTGAAATATCTCTGGAGCTTTAGTGTTTGAAATTAGTGGCCTGTGTCCTCGACAAGGGAATGTTTCAATAACGGGTACGCCAAAAAAAGTAAACCCACTATCCCTTTCCACTTCTTGCCTCCACACAGGAGGTAGGTTTACAGCGTCAGCAACGGGATGAAATTGCATAGCGGAGGCAACCCACCCTAAGGGTTGGAAGTCTGCTGGATCTTCTAGGTCAGCAGGATCATTGTCTATACCAAAAGGCATATTAAACCCATTACGACTGTATGAGTCCTCATGGTCTATAAAGAACCCAGAGCCCCATTCTGAATCCCCGTTTCCTGGGTCCTCTGGAGCCAAAAACTCAGCAACAAAGAAGGTGGGATCCCACAATGCTTGCTCTGTTGGCTGAATGCTTCCTTGATCAGTTCCATCTGCAACACCATCAACATTATAAGCTATTTTGTTCCCTGAAGCAAACCAGCCTGCATCACCTTCTTTTAATTGTCCTATTGCTTTTGGGATAGCTTTTGCTGGAGAGAATTCCCTTACTCCCCGTGCTATGTGGTCAAGAAGGAAGCCACTATCAGACTCTATTGAAGTTTTTGCAAAGCTAAACTCATTTGCAGATAATGTAGTAAAGAAATGAGATGATTTACTATTCCATAGAGGAAGATACTCAGGATATTTATCATTTGGAGTTTTTAATACTTCATCGTAGTTTGGGGGAAACTCAGCAGAAGGAGAGAACATTAAGAAATTACCAAGAGAAGCCATAGCATCATCTCTTGAAATACAATCAATCACATAATTTTTTAATGATTCCGCTAAACTAGTAGAAACGCCAACAGAAGTAAGAATCATCTTTAAATCATCTAATATTTTTGAAGTAATATTAGCGTCTTCATAATATAATATTTCTTCAAAAGGAGGTAAAGGAAATCCGTTTGGGTGGTCTCTGTAATTAAATACAAAATTTGCTGTACCCGATACTGAAAGGAACCTTGTATCATTATTCAAATTGATATCTGTAAGATACCAACCAATACCCGCAGGACCTATTTGCGTATTTAGATTAGCCAAATCATGACCATATTCTCTAACAAAAATTTCAATAGACTCAAATTGAGCAGGATTATCCCCTTGAAAAAATGAGAAACTTTTTGTCATTCCAGGATGTATGACAGAATATAGTTCAACCTCTCCTAATGAAGATAAGAAGTTGGGATTTGGGGTAGCTCTTTTTACTGGTTGCTTGTAGAACCTGGGGATAGGGAACGGCTTTTTAGCAACGGTGAACTCATCTATATTTTTTAGAACTAGCTCTAATAAAATATAATCTGTTAGTATTTTTGCATTATCTATAACACTACTCGTACTATATGCCCGTACCCCTGCTGCTGCCGCCTTACCTCTAGTCCAGCCAGTAATATCTTTAAAATGTTCAGTATCTGTTAACAAACAGTAAAGAATCTGGTACGGAAGGTATGATTCCCAACTATCTTCAATAGTAGCTGATAAACTTACATCATTGTTTCCATATATTGTCTTAAC